ATTATCGTATTTTAAGAGTTGTTTATTTATTTTTAATAGTAATATTTGGAGGAATATGTATTAAACAAATAACAACACAACCAGTATTAAATAAAGCAATTGTTATAAAGTATATAATTATAATAATAGGTCTTATTATATATCCATGGATGTCCATGCAACTTTTTAATAAATGTTTGAATTTAATACATACTTACATAACGTAGTCCAATAACAAATTATTTTTAGTATATTTATGTTTTTCTATGATTACGTAAAATAAATTATATATTATTAAATTTAATATACAAGTATTTTAAATACCTGTATATAATTATCTATTTAAACAATAAAATAATGGACGAACCGCGTATACAACTAAATAACAAAAGTAAGGACAACACATTTAATATAGAACAATTATCAAACGATTCTCTCAACTTATCACATAATAGTTGGAAATTAATTGATAAATATTTTACTGACAATCCAACAAGTCTTGTTGATCATCACTTAGAATCATATAATGATTTTATGAATAATGGAATACAACGTATTTTTACCGAAAACAATCCCATTCGAATTATTGAAAATGATGGTGATGATGTTAATTCAGAAACTCGAAATGAGTGTTTGGTTTATTTAGGAGGTAAAGACGGAACAAAAATATACTATGGAAAACCCGTCATTTATGATGAACACCGAACTCAATATATGTATCCAAATAATGCGAGACTTCAAAATATGACATATGGAACAAGCATTCAATATGAAGTAGATATTGAATTTATTTATTACGACTCCAAATCCGAACAACGTATATTTAAAACAACCCTTCCCAATATGATGACACTTGGGCGTTTTCCTATTATGATTAATTCACAATTATGTATTTTACATGGATTAACAAGAGAAGCCAAATTTGGACTGGGTGAATGTAAAAACGATAATGGTGGATACTTTATTATTGACGGAAAAGAAAAGGTTATTATGTCACAAGAAAAATTTGCTAATAATATGATTTATATTCAAAAACATGCAATTGATGATACATACAGTTATACAGCTAATATTCGCTCCGTTTCAGAAGATAGTTCTAAACAAATACGAACAACCGCAATAGGAATTGTTTCGGGTGGAACACACGACGACTCGCATCATCTTGGTGTTCATCATGGGCAAGATAGTAATAATCCAGCAGACGTTAAACGTACAGGAACCGCAACTACTAAAAATTTCACATATAATAATATTGTAGTAATTGTTCCAAATGTTAGAACGCCAGTTCCTCTTTTTATTTTAATGCGTGCTCTTGGAATTATTTCGGATAAGGATATTATTAATACGTGCTTACTTGGATTTGAGGGAAATGACGATTTGGTTGAATTATTTAGACCAAGTATTCATGACGCATCGCCTGTATTTACTCAGCGGGCGGCTCTCGAATTTATTAAAACATTTACAAAAATAAATTCTATTTCCGGAGTACTTGAAATCTTATCAGATTATTTTTTACCGCATGTTGGTGAAACTAATTTTATTGAAAAAGCATACTTTATTGGAATGATGGTGAAAAAAATGCTACTTACATCAGCTGGCTACACCCTCCCCACGGATCGCGATAATTTTAAGTATAAACGCGTTGAAACATCTGGCAATCTTCTTTATGATTTGTTTCGAGAATACTTTTTAATTGAAAAGAAAAATATTACTAAAAAAATAGGAATTGAGTATAATAATAATATTGGAATTTACACAGATACAATTGCACGAGGTTCAGACATATCTGAAGATATTATGGGCGACCACATGTTTTATAAACTAATTACATCAGAGTCTAACTTAATTGAAATCTTTAAAGATAAATTACTTGAACAAGGTATTACAAAAGCATTCAAGGGTAATTGGGGGTCTCAATCCTACACAAAACGACTTGGTATTGTTCAGGGGTTGGACCGACTTAGTTGGTATTCACATCTTCATGCTCTTCGTAAATTAATATTACCACTTGATTCAAGTGCTAAGGTTGTTGGACCTCGTAGGCTTCATTCGTCCCAATGGGGTATTATTGACCCAATTGATACTCCAGATGGAGGTCATGTTGGACTTCATAAACAAATGACTATTTGTGCACACATTACAAGTGGATATCCTGTATCCAAAATGATTGATTGGATTTTTAAAAATATGGATATATATATTCATCCAATTGGAGATTTTTCACCCGATTATTTGGGGAAAATTAGCAAAGTACTTATTAATGGACAATGGATTGGTTCTACCAGTATGCCAATAGTTGTTGTTAATAAAATGAGAATTTACAGACGAAATGGAATTATACCAGTGTTTACAAGTATTTCAATGGACTATAAAACGACAGATGTTATTATTTACACAGATGCAGGACGGCTTTCAAGGCCTATTTATTATTTAAATTCTGATAAAACTAATTATCATAAAAATATTGAAGATTTATTTGATACAGACCAAATTACATGGGAACAAATTGTGTCTGGTACTCGGCCTAAGTCCGTTGATTATTTTAATCATAAACAAAACAATATATTTTCACTTGAACAATTATACCCAACATTAATGGAAGAAAATAATAACCAAACTAATAAAAACGACAAGTATGTATTTCAAGAACTAAACAAAACCGCTTCAATGATTGACTATATGGATTCATCAGAAGCAGAGTCTCCCCTTATTGCTATGTTTCCAGATGATTTAACTAATACAGAAACATCACACTTGCCTTATACACATTTGGAAATTGACCCATCCCTTATTCTCGGTATGTTAAGTAATCAAACTATTTACCCAGAACATAACCCTATTGCACGTAATGTATTTTCATGTGGACAGGCAAAACAAGCTGTATCAGTATATCATTCAAATTTTCAATCGCGTATGGATAAAATGGGAGTAGTACTTAATTATGGTCAAACGCCATTAGTTAAATCCACGTACATGAAATATGTAAACAACGAGGAACATCCTAATGGAGTTAATACAATTGTGGCTATTATGTCATATACTGGATATAATGTTGAAGATGCTATTTTAGTAAATAAAGGAGCACTTGATCGTGGACTTTTTAGAACAACATATATGACAAGTTATGAAACAAATGAAGAAAGTGATGTAATAAGTGGTGGTAATCGGTCTAAATTCAGTAATATTGAACAAACTGCTAATATATCAAAATTAAAGAAAGATTACGATTATAGTTTTTTGGATGAACGGGGTATTATTCATGAAAACACACAAGTAACTGATAAAACTATTTTAGTGGGTAAAATAAGTAATGGAGGTGAAAATGATACATGGTCAGACGATTCGTTAAAAACTAAAAGGGGGCAACTTGGAGTAGTTGATAAAACATTTTTAACTGAAAGCGAAGAAGGATTTAATTTAGCTAAAGTTAGAATACGCCACGACAGAACTCCTCAAATAGGAGATAAAATGGTGTCAAGAGCTGGACAAAAAGGAACAATTGGATTAGTTATTGAGGAAGAAGATATGCCATTTACAGCAGATGGAATTCGCCCAGATTTAATTATTAATCCACATGCCGTCCCATCACGAATGACCATTGGTCAATTAATTGAATCCGTTTTAGGTACAGTTGGGTCCACAGTTGGAGCGTTTGGAAATAGTACAGTATTTCAAAATAAAGGTTCAAAACTTGATATGTATGGACAAATAATGAATCAGTATGGATTCCAATCAGAGGGGCTTCAATTATTATATAATGGTGAAAATGGCGAACAAATTAAAAGCAATATTTATATTGGTCCAACATATTACATGCGTCTCAAACACATGGTTAAGGACAAAGTAAATTATCGAGCCAGGGGAAAACGTGATGTTTTAACGCGTCAAACAAATCAAGGACGCGCAGACGAAGGTGGGTTAAGAGTAGGAGAAATGGAACGTGATGGAATTCTTGGACATGGAATAACCAAGTTTTTAACGGATTCGTTTATTAATAGGGGAGATGAATTCTTCATGGGTATTTGTAATACAACTGGAACTATAGCTGTCTATAATAAATCAAGTGATTTATTCTATAGTCCATTTGCTGATGGACCTGTTAATTTCCATATTAATCCAGATTCATCAATGAAATTAAATAATATAACAAAATATGGACGTAGTTTTAGTCTTGTGCGAGTTCCTTATGCTTTTAAATTACTTATACAAGAACTTCAAATTATGAATGTGCAACTTCGAATTGTTACTGAAGATAACATAAATCATTTAAACACACTCAAAGGGTCGACAAATATTCAACATTTATTAGGATTAGGTGAAGACATTGACCCAAATATTGAATCATCTGTTATTTCTGAACCAAATAAATTTAATGATGCATACAATGACATTGTTCAAAGTAATGCAGATAAATGTAATCAACAACATTCAAATGATGAAGTATTAAAACATATTTCAGATATTATTCATAATCTTGATTTACCACAACAAACAAATGAAGATGTTGTTGATACAAATAGCGATGAAGATACCCATATTGACCATATAGATACAACAAATCAAACAAATATTAACCCAACCCATATGATTGAAAAATATAATTTGGATAAATATGCACTTAGTTATACTGATAAAATACAATGCCTTAAGAAAACAAATATTATTCCAGCTCTTACAAACCCACATGAATTTTATGCACTGGCATCGGTTATTTTACCGAAAAAGAATAACAATTTACATAATTCTAATAATAATATTTCAAATAAACGCCCATCCGAATTGGATTTACCAATTTATACTAATTTAACAAACGACGATGTCATTAACACATTTAATTATTTGTTTTATCATATTCGTATTGGCATTTTTGTTCAAATTAAAAATGGAAAACTGTCACAGTTTATACCCTTTCAAAATTTAGAATATACAAATACATGGCATTCAAATAAAAATATAATGCGATTTTCAGACGGAAAGGGTGGCGAAGTATCAATGGATGAATATTATGCTAAAAAGAAAAAACAAAAATATAATCACGCAACGGTTGAAGCAAACGTTAAAAGTTGGTCATCCAATAACTGTTTGCTTGGTACATGGAGTGACAATGAAATAGGAAACATGGGATGGTTTGAGGTAAGAGAAATGATACATAAAACTTGCGAAGAACGTACCGTAAAGGACTGTGTATTCTTTGTAAATCGTCGCGACCACCCTGTTTTAACACCAAATGGTATGGAACCATATTTCCACATGTTTGACGGTCTTACCACACCACTTCCTGATAAGCATCGTCATCACAAATATGTACCTATTTTAAGTTTCTGTAAAAATGATGATTTTGCCGATTTACTTATTCCAAATTATGGAGACTGGCGAAATATTACCAAACGATTATATCCATCAAATTGTGATAGTATGGAAATTGATAATATAACGCATGACTGGTCAAAGAAAAAATCAATGGCTGTTTTTAGAGGAAGTGCAACTGGATGTGGAAATACTCCAGAAGACAACCAAAGAATTAGACTGGCTGTTCTTTCTAAAAAATTAGATGAAAGTAAAAATCCTGAACATCATACATTAATGGATGCTGGTTTAGTAGGAAAACCTACAAGAGATAAAAAGGTAATGGGAAAGCCTATTGATTTCTTCCGGTATAAAAGGTATAAAAAAATTATGGAAAAGCCGCGAATGTCAATGAATAATCAATCCGAATACAAATACATTATCCACATCGATGGGCATGTATCAGCGTATCGTCTTGGAAAGGAACTTTCTCTCGGTTCAACTATTTTAAAGGTTGATAGTCAATATGATTATAAACTGTGGTTTGATTCATTTTTGAAAGAAGGAACTCATTATATTCCTGTTAATAAAAACTTAGACAATATGGCTAAGGTTATTCGTGATTGCAAAAAGAATGATGAAAAATGCAAAAATATCGCTGAAAACGCGCTTGAGCTTCACTCTCAAATTATGAATGTTGATTTTATTACAGATTATATGGCCAACATGATTAATGCTATTTCTGATAATTTTGAATAATAAAAAATGTTAATAGCACAGCACACAATAACTCCCCTCAAAGTTTGTAAATAAGAAAACAGATTAAATCTAAAAATATATTAATATAACATATTGTTTATTAATATAATATGACATTCAACACTCTTGTTATATCAGGAGGTGGTCCAACATTAATACAAGTTTTGGCAGCGGTTCAAGAGTGTGAAAAAGAACAAATTATTATTATGTCAGAAATTAACAAAATATATGGAACATCTGCTGGGGCGGTAATTGGTGTTATGATTTCTCTCGGGGTTGAATGGGAAAGCTTAAATAATTATATTATTAATCGTCCATGGCATGAAATTTTTCCTATAAAAATTCAGACATTTATTGAAGCATTTTATTCAAAGGGACTGTTTTCAACAGAATCAATTGAAAAGTGTTTTGAACCCCTTTTTAAATCAAAAAATATACCATTAAATATAACTATGAGAGAATTTTATGATTTATGCAGCATTGAACATCATATTTTTGCATTTGATGTTAATACATTTGAAGTTGATGATATTTCATATATTACACATCCAGATTTATTATTAATTACTGCTTTACATATGACATGTGCTATTCCAATTCTGTTTTCGCCTGTTTGTATTGATAAAAAATGCTATATTGATGGAGGTATTATTTGTAATTACCCAATCAATCAATGTTTAAATGCTCACGCAAATATACCAGAACATGAAAATCATATTTTAGGTTTTAGAAATCAATATGGAGATAATGCAGACTTGGACGAACATGAAAGTCTTGAAAATGAATTAAATATTAATACAAACATTGCTGATTCAAAAAATATATTTGAATATGGTCTTAATTTTATTGTTAAATTAATTAATAATTTTAACTCGAAAAAAAAACGAATTCGAGCAAAACATGAAATTATATGTAAAACAGAAAGAGTAAATTTAGATACATATAAACAAGCATTAATGTCAGCAGAAACACGACGTTTAATTTTTAGCACAGGAATTGAAAGTGCTAAAACATTTATAACTGAGTACAAGGCTTGTAATAAATAATAACATTATCTAATACTTTAATTTACGTTTAGTTTTTTTTGAACCTTTTTTTTGTACATGTAATTTTCTTTTTAATATTTGTTGTTTATTCTTATATGTTTTTCTCTGTTTTTTTGTTTTTATCTTAAGTTTATTCTTTTTTTGTTTTTTATTTTTATTAAACCCACCTCGGTGTCCCTTGGTAAATTCATTAAGTGATAAAAGATTAGTATTTTCTAAATTGTTTATTATGTAAATTTTATATTTTTTTAAGTCCTCACATAAAGTATTTTTTGTTAGCCCCTTTTCATCAACATTATCTGAACGATATACATCATCACATAAATATTGTAATTGTTCAATATCTTTCTGAATATTAACAATACAATCACGAGTACAACACTTGTAATTTAAAATATATTTATATTGTTCCATAATTTTCTTTTTTAATACACTTTTTTCAAATGGAATATATGTTTGGCAATTCATACTTTATTATATTATATATGAATATTATTTTTTGTTTTTAC